GAACCTTAAAGAAGAATCAGAATTTCTTGACAGAGTTTCTGAAGGAAAACTAGTCTTTATAGCTTATGAAGCTCAGGAGAATACGTGTCAGACTTGGAAACAAGAGATGAAGTGTTTATCAAGTAATGGTTTTAAAACTGTCTGGACGGATATGATGTTTGATTATCCACAAGACGGCACAGTCTTTAGAATAGACAACTATCGAGATTATCATAAGATGGGAGAAACCTCTCATCATCCTCGTGGTTCTTTTGCTTTGAAAGAAAAGCAAGAGGGAGTAGTAACTAAACTACTTGATGTTGTATGGCAGACTGGAAAATCAGGTGTAGTTACACCTGTAGCAATACTTGATCCTGTTTTAATAGGAGAGGCGACTGTTTCGAGAGCAACCCTACATAATATGGAATATATACAAGGTTTGAATTTAGAAATTGGGTGTATGGTAGAGGTCATACGAAGTGGTGAAATTATCCCCCGTGTTGTCCGACGAGTTGAGGAAAAATAGTTCTTGACTTTTATCATAAATTCTGAGATAATAGTTTTTCAATTTTAGAGGAAAGTAATGCAAGCGATAAAAGCTCCAGTGTTTTGTCCATCTTGTGAGTACACACTTGTGTGGAGAGATGCTATTTTATACTGCGAGAATAAGTCTTGTAGTGCAAAACTTAGTAAGAAAATTGAGCATTTTGCTAAGACCATTAAGATCAAAGGTCTTGGGCCGAAAACTATTGAGAAGTTGGATTTAGGTAACTTTCATGAAATCTATCTTCTTGATGAGAACTGGGTAGCAAGTGCTCTTGGATCAGAAAAGTTAGCAAAAAGTTTAATGGAGCAGATAGAGCTTTCCAAAACTGTACCTCTAAATATACTATTACCAGCCTTTAGTATTCCTTTGATTGGTAAGACTGCTACTGAGAAGTTGTCCAAAGTTATTAGTACATTGTATGAACTTACAGAGGACAAATGTAAAGAAGCAGGTCTTGGTCCAAAAGCAACAGAGAGTTTAATGCTTTGGCATGGGTATGAGTTTACAGATAATCTATATCACTTACCTTTTGACTTTAAATTCGAGAAGGTAACAAGAATTAAAGCGGGTGCAGAGGTTGTATGTATAAGTGGTAAACTGTCTAGTTTTAAAACGAAGGCAGAAGCAACAGATGCATTAGTAGCAAAAGGATATTATGTTAAAACTAATTTAACAGGAAATGTAGATATCTTAATAAATGAGAGCGGGATAGAATCCGCTAAAACAAAGAAAGCCAGAGAGTCTGGCATAATGATAGTAACTGATCTATCAGAATTTTTAGGAGATTAGAATATGGCAACATTGCCTAAGTGGACTGATGAGCGCACTGAAGAGCTCACCAACTTTGTAGGGGGCGAATCCCCTATATCTCAAGATACTGTAGCAGAAGCTGCAGCACAACTTGAGACCTCTACTCGTTCTGTATCTAGCAAATTGCGTAAGATGGGATACGAAGTAGAACTAGCTTCTGCCAAGAGCTCAAGGGCTTTCTCTGAGGCTCAAGAAGCTACACTTGCTGCTTTTGTTAATGACAATAGCGGTGAGTATACATACGCTGAAATAGCGTCTCACTTTGAAGGCGGAGCATTTACTGCGAAGTCTATTCAAGGAAAAATCCTCTCTATGGAATTGACTGACCATGTCAAGCCAGCTCCAAAAGTAGAGACTCCTCGTACTTACTCTGTTGATGAAGAGAATACCTTCATCCAGATGGTTCATGATGGAGCATTTGTCGAAGCAATCGCTGACAAATTGGATCGTTCAGTAAATAGTGTTAGGGGCAAGGCTCTTAGCTTACTACGTGCTGGAGAAATTGCCGCCATTCCCAAGCAGGAACACACGAAAGGAGCAGCAAAGGACGATCCTTTGGCTGACCTCGGCGATGTTTCTGGAATGACAGTTGAAGCCATTGCCGAATCAATCGGCAAGACTGCTCGTGGCGTCAAGACTATGTTGACACGTCGTGGTTTGACAGCCGCAGACTATGACGGTGCTGCAAAGAAAGAAAAAGCTGCTTCTTAAGTAGTAATTCGGTACAGTCACAGTAGGGGAGCTGTGACTGTATTTTTTTTTATCATCGGGGGATCTAATTGAATATTTCTAGTGCTTTTCTAAAGCAAGTATTGGTTACACAAGACTTTGAGACTTGGACTCAAGTTCGTAAGCATTATTTGCCTGCAGAGTACCACAGACTGTTTACAGAAGTAGACAAACACTGTGAGAAGTTTCATAAGATGCCCACGATGGAAGATTTAAAATATGAGATTCGGGATACTGCTACAAAAGAGCTTCTTTATGCAGTAGAGAATGTAGAAGTAGATGCTGATGCATTTATGCTTTTACAGTATTTAAAGAATGAGTTTACCCAAAAGGAAATTCTAAATAAACTCGAAGATTATGTTGATAACTCTATATCTTTTGAAGATGCAGAGGAATCAGTTTCTCATCTACACCAAATAGTGATGGATGTCGAAGATAAGGTTGAATTAGAAAAGCCGCAGGAGAGTATGCAACGTATTCCCCTATTCGAACCAGATGAGGAACTTGGTAAGTACCTACCCCTCGGACTCAATAGTGAGTACGATCACGAGATATCATTCTCCCCCCGAGATTTGATACTTGTCGGTGGTCGCAGAGGGGCAGGGAAATCCATTACGTGTGCTAATATAGCTAATAACGTATATGCTTCTGGCAAAACTGCCATTTATTTCACTATTGAAATGGACAGTAGATCAATCCTACAGCGGTGTTGTTCTATTGCGACTGGTGTACCCTTCTCTAGGCTCCGCACAAAGAACCTCAGTATAACTGAATGGGAAGCAGTAGCCGGATGGTGGGCTGGAAGATACAAAGATAGTCAAGAAAAATTAGCAGAGTACCGAGACCATCGGAACTTTGAAAAATTCCATGATACACTAAAAACAGGTTGCGAGCTTCTCCCAACTCAGCAGCTTGATGTAGTTTATGATGCTTCTTTGACTATAGCAAAAATACGGTCTGAACTTGATAAAAAAGTGAAAAGCAAGATGGACGTTGGCGTAATTATCGTGGACTACATCAATCAAGTTAAACGTTCTAAACAACCCTCTCGGGGAGGGCAATATGATTGGACGGAGCAGATAGAAGTTAGTAAGGCACTCAAAAGCATGGCACAGGAATACGAAACCCCAGTATTCTCGCCATACCAAACGGACGCTAGTGGCGAAGCACGTTTCGCTAAAGGCATACTAGACGCAGCTGACGCTGCATATAGCTTAGAGACCTGGGAACAGGAAGATGCTTGTATGACATTTAATTGTGTCAAAATGCGCTCTGCTTCTATGCGTTCGTTTACCTCTACAATGAACTGGGAGACTATGAAGATTGGGCCAGATACTGCCCTGTCTCCAAAGGAGCGAGAGGATAATGACCAGAAGACTGGCGAAGAGATAAGTGATATATAAAAATAGTTCTTGACAATAACGTTAAAATAGAGTATAATATATGCGAATGTTGGTATTTTTATTGATGGTAATAGTAGACGGTGAGGAACAAGGTACTCAAAACATGTACTTTGCAAGTATAAATACTTGTAATTATTATGCCGATCGTATAGAGCATAAGCAATATAAAGTTACTGCATACTGTGTTCCTAAGATGGTTAATCAAAATCAACCGTTGGTAGACTATGGACGTTGAAACTCTATTAAAGAATAAAGACATCTACTTTATTCCGAAAGGTAGCGACTTTATTGTTCGCTGCCTAAATCCTGAACATGAAGATAAAAACCCAAGTATGAGAATTGATCAGATTACTGGGATATATCAATGTTTTTCATGTGGATTTAAAGGTAATGTATATAAACTTTTTGGGGAAAGGGCAAACCAGCTACAATTACGGCGTGACCTTTTTAAGAAAAAACTGACAGAAAAACGTGCAGAGAGTGTTGGTTTGTCCTTCCCCCAGAAGTGTTTACCTTATCTTGGGAATTGGAGAAATATTAAGCCCGAAACATATAGAAAGTTTGAGGCTTTTCAGCACCAAGATAATGACTTTGTGGGTAGGATT